CGCCCTAGAGCACGTCCTGTAGACGATGGCGGCGCTGTAGCACGAGGGAATCGTGCGGCTATGCGAGAGGCTACAGACGCAGCTACACTTACTATGCCAGAAGGACAAAATATGAAAGCTGGTGGTATGGCTAAGAAAGGCTTCAAAGCTGGCGGCAAAATGAAAAAAGGCTTCAAAGCTGGTGGTAAGATGAAAAAAGGCTTTAAAGCTGGTGGTAAGATGAAAAAAGGCTTCAAAGCTGGCGGTAAGTTAGAAATGGTTAAAAACAAACAGGGCGATACGGTTCCTTTTTACGCTGCTGACGGCAAAGGTAAAATGAAAGCTGGCGGTAAAGTTAAAAAAGGTTATGCCGCAGGCGGTAAAGCTAAAGGTGCAGCTAAAGGCGGTAAAGCCAAAGGTACAGCTAAAGGCGGTAAAGTAAGAGGCGCAGGTATTGCCCGTAAAGGCGTGCGCCCTGCTAAAATGCTATGAACAAAAATCGTTCTGCACAATTAAGAGACCAGCTAGCGGGGTTATCACCTGACGACGACATGTACCAAGTGTTGTTGGACGAGATAATGATGTTAGAAGGTAAAGGACCGTACGCCAAACCTAGAAAGTTTGGGGGCGGTGGTAAAGTTCGTGGGTATGGTAAAGCTCGCGGTGCTAAACCCTGTAAGATGAGGTGATAGTTCATGCGTAGATATTATAAATCAGGCGGAAAGATTTGCGCAAAGGGTAAATCATGGGCAAAACGTACTTTCGATACGTATCCTTCCGCGTATGCAAACATGGCAGCATCTAAATACTGTAAAGACCCTAACTACGCAAAAGGATCTAAAGGTAAAAAGGCGAAAAAGTAATGGGCGAGCTAAAGAAATGGCGAGACCAGCAATGGGTAAGGATTGGAACCGATGGTAAAGTCAAAGGTCCGTGCGGCACTTCAAAAGATAAAAAGAACCCTGACAGATGCCTTCCAAAAGCTAAAGCAAATAGTCTTTCGAAAGACGAAAGAAGAAAAACCGCGCAAAAGAAAAAACGCGAAGGGAAAAAAGGCAAAACAGTAGTAAAGAATACAAAAGCTGCTACAGTAAAGTTGTCCACTGGGGGATTAGCACGCCGTAAACGCTCTATTGCAAGAGGTTGTGGCGCGGTTATGGAGAATAAAAGAAAACAAACATTATATACGTAAGGGTAGGATATGGAAATTTTTCAAAATGGCAGGTTCTCTACGGGTGAACCAGTGTATCAAATTGGTACAAAGAATGCTGATGGTACATATGAAGTTAAAGTTTTTGATTTGATGACAAAGGCACAAGCCGAAGATAAAATGAAATCTATGGGAGTTAAAACAGAAACACCCAAACCCGCAGTTTCTACTAAAAAGTCAAAACCCAAGTACAATGATATGTCTAAATTAGAACTTGAAGCGCTTATGCGCGAAGAGGGAATAGAGTTAGATCGCCGTAAATCTAAAGCTAAACTTCTAGCAGAAGTAAAAGCACACTTTAAAGGTAAATAAATATGGCTACGTCGGGTACTACAGCGTTTAATATGGACTTCACGGAGATTGCTGAAGAAGCATGGGAACGTGCGGGTCGAGAAATGCGGTCTGGGTATGACCTCCGTACTGCTAGACGTTCTATGAATCTAATGACAATCGAATGGCAAAACCGTGGGATAAACTTGTGGACTATTGATGAAGGCACTGTAAGCCTTGCAAAAGATACTGCTACTTATAATTTACCCGCTGATACTATCGACTTACTTGAACAAGTTATACGCACAGGGAGTGGTACTACACAACAAGACCTCACAGTATCACGTATTAGTGTAAGTACTTTTGCTACTATCCCCAATAAGACTGATACTGGTAGACCGATTCAAGTGTTTATTGAACGTCTGCGAGATCAACCACGCATTACTGTATGGCCTGTTCCTAATTCTAACGATTATACGTTTGTGTATTGGCGGCTGCGCAGAATTGAAGACGCTGGCTCTGGTACTCAAACAGCGGATATGAATTTCCGCTTCCTCCCGTGTTTAGTAGCGGGGCTGGCGTACCATATTGCCATGAAAGTACCTGATTTAGCGCCTCGTGTAGATATGTTAAAAGCAGAGTACGAAGCTCAATTTGTTTTAGCGGCAGGAGAGGACCGAGAAAAAACTCCGTTTCGATTTGTACCTAATGTGATGAGGCCGTAATGGATCGTTTTGCATCTGCACGAAAAGCATTAGCAATATGTGATATTTGTGGGTTTTCCTACAAACTAAAAGAGTTACGCCCACTGTATGTAAAAGGAAACAATACAAATACACTTGCGTGCCCTACGTGTTGGAATCCCGACCACCCACAACTTAGTCTAGGAGAGTTTCCTGTAAATGATCCGCAGGCGCTTCGTAACCCTCGTCCAGACACCGCTGAACTTGTTGCGGTACGTAACGGACAATATGGTTTTAATCCTGTAGGACTAAACGATCCTTTTAACTTGCAAGATAATAACTTAATTGCAGACGGAGGGGTAGGAGTTGTAACTGTGACAATATCTGATTCTGGTAATAATATAACGGGAGTCAGCGCAAATGCTTTATTAGGCTCTGTTACAGTTAATCCCACTACAACTACTCCAAGCTTTGACAGCACAACAACGACTTTAGACTCTACTACAGACACATTCGACGAAGGATAAGACATGGCTTTACAAAGTGTAGGAATAGGAAGCAGCGCAAACGATGGAAATGGCGATACTCTTCGTGCAGGTGCAACTAAGATAAATGCAAACTTTACAGAAATATACGCAGCACTTGGGAACGGTTCAACTCTTACCGACATAATAGATGCCAACGGTGTTATAGATGTAAGCTCTGGTGCTAATAAAATTGTTTTCTACTACGGTGCTTTAAGTGACTTGCCAAGTGCATCGACATACCACGGCGCTGTAGCCCACGTTCATGCGACTGGGGGACTATATTTCGCGCACGGAGGAGTATGGATTCGAGTCAACGATGAGACAACTGGCCCCGTTACTAAGTACACAACAGGTACAAATGGGTCTTCTGCTTATACTTTTACTGGCCCCGGTGCTACATCCGGAGACAATCCAAATTTTACTTTCTACAAAGGTCATACCTATTTAATTGACAACACAGCTAACGTAGGAAGTCATCCTTTGCAGATAAGAACATCTAACGGTGGGTCTGCTTTTACAACGGGTGTAACAGATAATTATAACTCAACAACAGGATTGACACAATTTATTGTGCCTCACGAACCCTCCGATACATCTTTAGTGTATCAATGCACAAGTCACAGTAGTATGGTGGGAAATATAACAATAGTGTAACAATGTATAATATCACGAGTTTCACTGGATTTGTCAGTTGAGTTATTGTAACAATGATGTAGGAGATTACTATGAAGAAAAAAGGCTACAAAAAAGGCGGTAAGGTAAACACACCTGTTAAAACTGCAAAAACCCCTAAAAAAACTAATGGGGTAAAAGTCCGAGGCACAGGTGCCGCTACAAAGGGTTTATTTGCAAGAGGGCCAATGGCATAGCGCATGAATTATACTGAGTTAAAAACAAACATAGAAGACATCTGTGAAAACACATTTACAGATGCTCAACTCGCTATGTTTACTCAGCAAGCAGAACAGAAAATATACAATTCTGTACAAATACCAGCGTTACGTAAGAATGTAACTGCGGCGTTAACAGCTAATAACAAGTATTTAGCACTACCTGCAGATTATTTATATACGTATAGTCTGGCAATTGTTGATAGTTCTGATAATTATATATACCTATTAGACAAAGACGTTAATTTTATTCGAGAAGCGTACCCAAACCAAACTACCGCAGGTGTGCCAGTGCATTATGCAAATTTTGATGATACTGCTTTTATTTTAGGGCCAACTCCAAACGCAACATACGCAGCAGAATTGCATTATGGCTACTATCCACAGTCTATCGTGGACGCAAATACTACTTGGCTTGGAGAAGAATTTGATTCAGCGTTGCTTAACGGTGCGTTAGTTGAGGCCATACGTTTTATGAAAGGTGAGCAAGATATGGTAGATATGTACAATAAAATGTATGTTCTATCTATTGGACTACTTAAAAATCTTGGTGATGGTAAGCTACGTGGGGATACCTATCGCTCTGGGCAACCAAGAACTATAGTTAGTTAGGAATAAAAAACAATGTTTAAAATAGACGTAAGTGTACCACAACATGAACCGATTGTAGGTGTAAAGACTACTAATAACCGTGGTTTTACGCCTGAAGAATTAGCGCAGCAATGTGTAGAAAAAGTAATTTCGGTCTCTGACAGTGCCCATCCCGGGATAAGAGACCAAGCTCGTGCTTTCTCAAAGCACGTTGAGAAGCTTGTTGCATATTATATGAGGCAGGCTATTCGCAGTGACCGTACAACAGTGTGTAACGCGCTTATTGATGCGGGTCATCCCCAACTGGCTGAACTTATAAGGAGACTTTAACATGGCCTTTTCTGGAAACTATATGTGTACTTCTTTTAAGCAAGAGCTGCTTACGGGAAGTCATAACTTTACAAACTCGTCAGGAGACACTTTTAAACTAGCTCTATACGACAACAGTGCTTCATTTAATGCAGCAACTACAGCATACACATCATCTAACGAGGTATCAAACTCTGGAACGTACGCTGCGGGTGGTGGTGCTCTTACAAACGTAACACCAACAACTTCAGGCACTACAGCTTTGACTGACTTTGCGGATCTTACATTTACATCTGCAACAATTACTGCTCGAGGTGCGTTAATCTATAACACAACTACAGGCGGTGGATCAGGTACTACAGATACCGTTGTTGTATTAGATTTTGGATCTAATAAAGCTTCTACAGCAGGTGATTTCCAAATCGTATTCCCAACAGCCGACGCATCTAACGCAATTATCCGTATCGCGTAGGAGCTATAAGTGGCTGACGTTGTTGTTCTTCTTTCTGGAGGCTGGGGGTCTGATGGCTGGGGCGTAACCGCTTTTGGTCAAGATGATATTCCAGCACTTCCGTCAGCAATAACAGCTAGTGTTGGTTCTGTAACTACTTCTGGCGCTGCAACTGTTCCCGTTACAGGGTTGTCAGCTACAGGCCAGGTTGCACAAGTTGCTGCGCAAGGGGTATCTCTTGTGCATGTCACAGGTGTGCAGGCCACAGGTGAAGTAAACCATATTCGGTTTGATGCGTTAGTATCGTTTACTGGGTGGGGTAGAGGCTCGTGGGGCGAAAGTTCTTGGGGGCAAAATGTTACTCTTCCTGCCCTAACAGCTAGTGTTGGTACAGTATCTGTTGACGGTAGTACCGCCATATTTACAACTGGGTTTGAGATTACCTCCTCTGTTGGAACTGTTACGGCTACTGCGGGTACAGGAGTCACTGTAAACCTTGTTGGGTTCGGCACAACCGCTAGTGTTGGATCAGTAGTAGCTACAGGTAGTGCAGACGCCTCTGTTACTGGCTTTGTTGCAACTACGGCTGTTGGTACAGTGACTCAGCGGACTGGTCAGGCGGTGCCTGTTAATGGGCCGAATGCCGCACAAACAGCAGTCTCTAGCGGCACTACTGTCACAGGTAACGCAGTAGTATCCGTAACTGGACTAGAGGCTAGCGTTTTAGTAAAAGGTGTGTTAGTTTGGGGTGAAATTATTCCAGATGATGGCACTGTTTGGACAGAAATTATAGCAGCGTAAGGGTAAAAACAAATGGCAACCTATACAACAAACGGTGGTATTAAGAAAATTACCACAGGGGATGAATCCGGAACATGGGGTACGTCAACAAATACAAACTTTGATATTATTGACCGCCTAGCGGTAGGCGTTGGAGATATTACACTTTCAGGAACAACGCATACACTGACTACATCTGATGGTACTGCATCGGACGGTCAGTACCATGTTCTTGTGTTAGGCGGCTCACCTTCTGGTACAAATACTATTACGATAGCTCCTAATGACTCAAAAAGATTGTATCTTATAAAGAACAACTCTGGGCAATCTGCCATAATTTCACAAGGCTCTGGCGCGAATGTGACAATAGCAAACGGAAAGTCTGCGATTGTATACGCTGATGGCGCAGGAGCTGGCGCAGCGGTGGTAGATCTTACCTCTACATTCGCTTCTGTACCTGTCACAGGCGGCTTACTAGCTGCAAACAATTTATCAGATGTTGCGAATGCAGGAACATCTAGATCGAACTTAGGGCTTGCAATAGGCACAAACGTGTTGGCTTATGACGCAAACCTACAGGCTTTTGTAACGGCTCTTACCCTACCTACATCCGATGGGTCAAATGGGCAGGCGTTGGTTACAAATGGTAGTGGTACTATCTCTTTCGGTAGTGCTGGTATCTCTATGGGCAAGGCTATTGCCGCTTCAATTGTGTTTGGCTAAAGGAGATAAACAATGTCAGCACCTAATATCGTCAATGTGGCAACCATCACGGGGAAAACGGCTTACGTAAAACTTTCCTCTACAAGTGCCACTACTATCTTGAGTAACGCTGCTTCAAGCAGCAAAGTATTTAAAGTAAATTTTATACAAATAGCAAATGTTGATGGCTCAAACGCAGCTAACATTACATTAACCGTTAATTCTGAAGACGACGGTGGAGGTACAGCATATGCGTTAGCATCTACGATTAGTGTACCTGCTGACAGTTCGTTTCTTGCATTGGATAAAAACTCCGCAATGTACCTTGAAGAAGACAAATCTATAGTGGCTACAGCAAGTGCCGCTGACGATTTAGAAGTTGTAGTAAGTTACGAAGAAATCTCATAGGTGGTAACATGGGTAGATATCCGGGTGGTATAATTAAAACAACTGAAGCAACTTCAACTTCTGGGGTTTTTACGACAGATGAAGTGTACCAAAGTGTGAATGCTGGAGTGCCTGCAGGTCAAACTGATTTATCAGGGGCGGGAGTTTCAACGTGGACATGTCCCAAAGGTGTAACAGAAATAAGCTTTTGCGGTATTGGCGGTGGGGGCGGGAGTAGTATAGTTTATGCTAACTGGCCCGGAACTATCAACGCTGGAGGTGGTGGTTACCTAACTTATAAAAATACCATATCTGTAACGCCGCACAGAACCTATTTTATATCGACAGGAGCGGCTGGGTATGGACAGCAGCCACTTTCTAACACGAGTAACTATGTTAACTCCGCCTATCCATCACCAGAGGGTGGTCATACAGCGTGGGCGCAAGGGACAGTAGCCCTTGCCTGTGGAGGTGGAGGTAGCACTGGAACTAATGAAGGCGGATCTCTACACCAAATCGCAATAACAAGCTATGATGTTAACAAACAATATAGAGGTTATGGCGGCGGTGGTAATTTTACTGTGTACAATGACCCCAATAACGAAAATTATAATTGGACAAATGCTGCTAAATATAAGCATAGAACAACGCTTCCTTTACGAATAGGTGATGGTGGTGGAGATGGAGCACCTGCTGTTAGATCAGGATACAATACTGTTAATGCTGGCGGCGGCGGTGCTGGCGGTTATGTAGACGGTGCTTATGGAAGTGTTACAACAGTTTACTCAGAAGCCATTGGCGGCGGCGGTGTTGGTGGTAGTATATCCTCACCCGCACCCGGCACGAGCCTTCAAGATCTTGGTAGTGGAGCTTCTCAAGTTCCTATGCCTAATAGTGGTGGTTCTACTGGTGGAAATGGTAACAGCTCAAGTTATTCAAGCGCTAGTCAAGGTGGTTATGGAGGCAGCACTAAAACTGGTGGAAGAGGAACTACCCCAACAATGCCGAGCGGTGCAGGAGCTAATGGTACTGGAGGATCTGCTGATAGCGACGGGTTATCTGGGGGTGGCGGCGCGGGTTCTGGTGGTAGAGGCCAAGGATTAGCTACATTTAACTGGCGAAGTTATGGAGGTGTTACTGGAATAGCGGGTTGCGCAAGAATAATATGGTCAGGGTCGAGTGGCACAACGAGAGCGTACCCTGCTACGAATACAGGAGATGTGTAATGCACTATAATTACTATATTTACTTAGATCAAAACGGCAATCCTATTAATTTTCCTTTATTAAAAGAAAATTTATCTCAAGTAATGCCAAATCTAGACTTCAATAATTTACCTTCTAACTTAGCTCCTTTTGAACAGTTATCTGCAGAACCTATTGGGGTATACCAAGTGCTAGTCAGCCCAGATGAGTTTTTTGTAAAAGAGAGCGATGGGGTAGTTAGAAATAGACGCAATATAAGAGATATGACAGCCGAAGAAAAAGCAGCTAAAATAGCAGAGGCTAAAGCTGCTAAAATTGAGGGTACTCCTGATAGTTGGACTTTTAATGAAACATTGTGCGCGTTTCACCCACCAGTGCCTTATCCAGAAGATTTAGATACAGGAAAGTGGTGGTGGAATGAAGATGCAACCGCTTGGGAAGAATCATCCAAGATAACAGATGATGATGGAAACGAGATATACGACCCAAGAGTTGTAAAACCGGGAGACTAATAATGCCAAGATTTTTAGGTGGTGTAATGAACACTACAGGGGTAGTTCCAGCTAATTTTGCTTACAACACTTCGTTGAATGGTTTATTTGATATGAAAAATCAAGTACAGTCCAACGGATCAGGTGTTTGGCCCACTGCTGGTAAAGCAGGTAGGGGGTATAATTTATATTATAGTAGTACCCCGGGTGCGGGCAGCAATACGACATCCACATGGACAGTTCCCACTGGAGTTACGAGTGTATCTATACTCTGCGTTGGAGCTGGTGGATCAGGCGGTATATATAGAGTTGGTAGCGGGTACACTCAATGCGGAGGCGGAGGCGGAGGCGGAGGCGTCAGATGGCTTAATAATTACGCTGTTACCCCCGGAGAGCAACATGCCGTACAAGCTGGCGGTGGTGGCGGTATTCAATCTGATCCTAGTTATTATGGCACTCAAGCAGGGCAAGATGGGGGAGACTCTTTTTTCAAAAACACAGGCGGTTCTGTTGTATTGCAAGCTAACGGTGGGACTGGTGGACTAGTAGGTGGTGGAAACGCTTCTGGTGGAGGTGGGTCTGGTGGTACTGGCTATGCTGGTGGTGCTGGCGGCAAAGGCTCAACTGGAAGCTCATTAAACAACGCAAGAGGCGGTCAAGGTGGTGGAGCAGGTCGGTCAAATGGGTCTGGGGTTGCTGGAACAAATTGGAATACAAATCAAGGTGCGCGAACAAATATGCAAGGTAGTGGTTATGATATATTTACTGGTGCCTCTGTCCCTGCGGGTACGTACCAACGAATAAACACTAATGGCAATGCGGCAGATCCCACTACAGGGCCAAAATATACTTTTAGAAATACATACGTTCTAGGCTGGGGTGGAGGCGGCAATGAGAATGGAGGTACTGGCGCTGGGCTTGGTGGTGGTGGCTGTTGTTTTATTATGTGGCCCGGAGACATATACAGATGGCCTTATCCCGGCATTTCAACATAGATGAACAACTTAATACCTCTTTTTCCTACGGCTATTCAGCAGGTTGATTTAGGTCCACCTGATGAAGACGAATTAAACTATATAAAAAAGCTTGAGAAAGTACCCAACCAAGGAAATAAAACTTCTAAAGATAATTATATCTTAAACAGACCACAGCTTTCAAACATAGCGCGTAAGATTGAGGCGCAAGTATTATTTTATTTAAGAGAGATACAAAAAGCACAGGATAGCGTTACTTTAAACATTACCCAAAGTTGGTGTAATTATTCTGAACCTAACGAGTGGCACCACAAGCATAAACACCCAAACTCTATATTATCAGGGGTTTACTACCCACAAGCAACAGAAGAGCTGGACTGTATTCATTTTTTCAATCCTATAGAACCCATGATAAAAGTTATAACAACTGAAGACACTCCCTTTAATAGTGGAGGAGAGAGTGTTCCTGTTAAGACTGGTATGTTATATTTGTTTCCTTCTTTTATCGAACATGCAGTGCCTATGCTGCAACAGAGAAATTCTACTAGAATAAGTTTGTCTTTCAATACTTTCTATAGGGGTGAGCTTGGTTGTTTAGAGAATCTAAACAGATTAAAGGTATAAACTATGGACAAAGTAGTATTTTTTAGCACCATTAAAGGGGATGTTGACTATTTCCCCGTTCAGAAAATGAGTTCTTGCAAGTTTAATTGGCAAACAAGAGCAAAGCAAGAAATGAAGGAAATAAGTGAAGGAGGCAGTACAACAACAACTCATTATGGTAAATGTCCTTCTTTCCCGCTTTTAAATTCTATGGGCGTAGCTGTAATCTTACCATATGATATTCATTTAAGTGTTGACGAAGATAATAACTTAAATTGGCATACTCCGGGGTCAATCAATGTAGTAGACGCAGATGCAAAAGGCACTGGTGGAACTGTTGCAGATATAATCCCTATCGAATGGCATAGTCGTCATAGTGTATCCGAAAGTCATACAATAATAGCAAATGGAGTTCTTAAAATAAACACTTCTTGGATAGTAGGGTCTACAAATCCCAACTTAAAGCTATTGATTCTGCCTGTAATGACTCCAGATCAAGATATATTTACTGCTTCTGGGGGTATGCTAGATCTTAGTAAAGATATAAATTTTCTTAACGTGCAAGGATACATTAGAGGTAATTTTAAAAATTATGTGTTAAGAGCAGGAACCCCCTTAATGCACGTAATTCCTTTTACAGATAAAAAAATAGAAATAGAAATAAGAGACGCAGTAGAAAATGACCATCAAATGGCTAGTTCGCTTTTGTATATTACTTCGCGTGGACTAGCGAAACCACGTAGACAACAAATGGTAACTAAAGCAAAGAAAAAATGGATAGAAGCTGAAACGAGAACCACTAATGTACTTCGTGGAAAAGCAAATAATTTTTTTAGAAATACCAAAAACTGGTTCAAAAAGCGTGGTGATGCCTTTTCTTGAAAAAGATGACGCACTATTTCAAGGGCACAAACCCCTTCACGAAGTTGAACAATTAGCAAAATCGTTCTCTATACCTCAACCAAAGAGCGCTGTAGCAGTAATTAGAAATCCTATAGATAGAATTATAAGTTGTTTGAACTACTTTAAAACGAACGATTTTTCTAATCATAAGTACGCTGCAATAGAAGACGTAAACGAGTTAAGTTATTTATTAATGGATGATTCTGTAGAAGAAGATGAGATGTTCCCGTTTCTACCGCAAGTACATTATCTAAAAGGTTCTTTACCAATTAAACTATTTCGGTTCGAGCACATACAAAATGTATTTAGCTATTTAGGTTTACCTGCACGCCATGACAATAAAAGCATACCTTATTATACTAAAGAAGCTTTATTAGAAAGTACCATAGTAGATATATGTAAACATTATTCCGAAGATTTAGAGCTATACGAGTAGTGTACTGTTATGTTATATAACGTGTTATGTAGCTAGTATGTAAAAAATGGAAACGCCATGATTGATATAAGCCCAGATTTACTTTGGAGTGCAGTTTTGACTATAGCCATAGCCGCCTGTGGGTGGATTATAAAGGTCATACATGCAGAGCTACAAAGATTACAAGTGCTACTTAACCGCACTCGAGAAGAAATGGCTAAAGAATACATTACAAAAATTGATAGCACTGCGGTGTTAAATCAAATTGTGGCACGGTTTGATAGAATTGAAGAAAAAATAGATAGACTGGTTGAGGCTAAAAGACAGTAATGGACCCCGTTAGTTGCGTAGCTTTAGCGACAGGGGCGTACAAAACGCTCAAAGCCGCTATAAGCACGGGCAAGGATTTACAAGACATGACGGGAACTTTGTCCCAGTGGGGCAAGGCTTTCTCTGATTTTACGAACATTGAAGAGCGAGAAAAGAACCCTCCGTTTTGGAAGAAAACATTTAAGGGATCGGATGAAGAAACTGCTTTAGAAATCTTTGCAAACAAAAAGAAAATGGAACAGATGAGGGCAGAGATTAAAGATCATATCTCTTGGAATTATGGACCGAGTGCTTGGAAAGAAGTCTTGGCAATAGAAGCAAGAATGCGCAAGCAGAGAAAAGATGAACTTTATCGCAAACAAGAACAAATTGATGCCGCTATTAATTTTGCCATTGGTGCTTTTATCTTTGTGATAAGTGGTGGAATATTGTTTATTGCGTTTTATTTTCTGGGGAAATGGCAAGGTAGGTGGTGAATGTGGGTTTTGCTTTGGTTACAGTTAGTTAGTGGCACATTTGACCATTATCATGTTGGCAGTCATTCAAGTGAAGAAGCATGTAAAACCGCACTTTCAAAAGCTAAAGTGTTAGTAACAAACAATAATTCTAAAGTGGTGTGTATTAAAATAGAACGGTGATACT